GATCGAAGCCGCAGAAGCCGCCGGATGGGACACCGACCCGCAGAATGCGCCGATCCTCAACCGTGCGCGCGAGGCGTTCGCGGCGATGAGCGGGAACGCGTCATGATCGACACCCCCGCACAGATCGCCGCCGATTTCCGCCGCCGCATGGCGCCGACGCCGACTGATGAGGCTTTGGCTGAGGTGGCCGATTATCTGCGCCGCAAGCACCTCGTCGCGATCGACAAGAACAAGCTAGGCTTTGCGCTGTCCACCATCGAGATGGGCTTGCGCGATCTGCTGAACGGAAAAGACCGAGGCGGAGCGGCCATTCGCGACGGCGTCGAATACATCCGCCGGCAGATGGAGGGGGCGCAGTCATGAGGTTCCAACACCCTCTTCCGCGGGAGGCATATCGCCTTAATCCCGAAACGCTCCGGCGCCGCTGCGCCGCGCTCGCGGCCGCGCACAAGAGCACCGCCATCCTGAGCCGCAAGCTCGTCCTTTCCACATGCGCAAAGCTGCGCCGCGAAACGAAGGAACATGCGTGATGAGTGCCGTTCAGAAGATCGAGCCCGCCGCGAACGCTGTGGTTCCCGTCAATCCGATGCAGATGCTCTCGAACGCGCTCGAGAAAGGCATGCCGGTCGAGACGATCGACAAGCTGATGGGCCTCGCCGACCGCTGGGAAAAGACGCAGGCGCGGAAATCGTTCGACGTCGCAATTGCCCGTGCCAAGGCGGAAATCCCGGTGATCGCCAAGACCGCGACCGGCCACAACAGCAAGAAGTACGCGGACTTCGCCGCGATCGCGCGCACGATCGATCCGATCATCAGCAAGCACGGCATCTCCTACCGCTTCCGCACCGTGCAGACCGAGAAGCTGATCAGCGTGACGTGCGTCCTGTCGCATGAGGCCGGGCACTACGAAGAGACGACTTTGAGCGGCCCTGCCGATACGACCGGATCGAAGAACGCCATCCAGGCGATCGGATCTACCTTGAGCTATCTCCAGCGCTACTCGCTGGTACAGGCGCTTGGCCTGGCGGCGGCTGAAGATGATGACGGCAAGGCGGCCGGTGCCGGTTCGCCGATCAGCGCCGACGACGCACAGAACATCCGCGACATGATAACGGCCGCCTCCGGCGAGGATGAAGCCTTGCGCGGGCGCATCGAGGCTCGCCTGCTCAAGTGGGCCAAGGTCGAGAGCATCGAAGCCATCCCGGCCGCGAAATACGAAGAGGCGGTCGAGAACCTCAAAAAGGTGCGTCGGTCATGATGCGCATCATCGACTGCGAACAGGGAACAGATGAGTGGCTGCGCGCGCGCATGGGCCTGTGCACCGCTAGCGAGTTCAAGACCATCATCGGCGTGAAGAAGGACGCGCGCGAGAAGGCCACGCGGGACACGTATATGCGCAAGCTTGCCGGCGAGATCATCACCGGCGAGCCGATGGAGAACTATCAGAACGCGCACATGGAGCGCGGGCAGATCATGGAGGACGAGGCGCGCGACCTGTACGCGCTGCTCGCCGGCGTCGATCCGCAGCGTGTCGGCTTCATCGTCAACGGGAATGCTGGATGCTCGCCAGATTCGTTGATCGGCGAGCGCGGCATGATCGAGATCAAGACGAAGCTGCCGCACCTTCTGATCGATGTGCTGCTCAAAGGCGAGTTTCCGGCCGAGCACAAGGCTCAATGCCAGGGCGGACTATGGATCGCGGAGCGCGAGTGGATCGATATCGCGGTTTACTGGCCGAAGCTCCCGCTGTTCGTGAAACGGGCGACGCGGGATGAAGTCTATATCGCCGAGCTGTCCCGCGCGGTCGATCAATTCAATGCGGAGCTAGCCGACATGGTCGAGCGCATCCGCCGCTACGGCTCGCCTGCCGTAGGAGCCGCCGCATGAGCGCGCCGCTGGTCTACCAATGGGACGGTGAAGCCTTCCGGCCGCTGCCGCGCTTTGCGAAGCAGGCGGACAAGCAGTTCGTCGTCGGCATGACCTATCCGCTGGAGGTCTGCGAGGAGCGCTCCGGCAACAGCCATCGGCACTTCTTTGCCGTGGTGCACGAATTGTGGCTGCGCCTTCCCGACAGCGTCGCCATGCAGTTTGCGACTTCGGAGAAACTTCGCAAGCACGCACTCATCATGACCGGCTGGCGCAAGGAGCGAAAGCTCGCGCTCTCCTCCGCCGAAGAGGCCCGCAAGGTCGCCGCCTTCATGACTGGCCACGGCGACGATTACACGCTCGTTTCCGTCGCCGGCAACGTCGTTATCGAGTGGACCGCCCGCAGCCAGTCAACCCGCGCCGACGGCATGCGCAAGGCGGAATTCCAGCGCTCCAAGGACGATGTGCTCGGCTGGATCGAGGGCATGATCGCCGAGGCCTACACGAATTCGCCCGCGCAGCTCGCACCATCGATCGCGCCGGACGCGCCGCGCAACAGGCAGCCTCAGCGGGAGCCGGCAGAATGAAGATCATCCTCGAGCCAACCGGCCGTTTCGAAACCGTCAACCAGGGCCATGGTCGCGTGCAGTGCCGCATCTGGGAAGGCGTCTCCGACATGGGTGCCAAGGTCATCGCCTATATCCCGAGCGTCGGCTTGCACAATGACGCGAGCGCAGCCGAGCAGGAGCAATGGGCGCGCGAGCTGCGCGAGGTGAAGGCTGAGCGGCATCTGGTGTCGTTCGATCTGCGGATGGTGATCTGATGGTCGCTTATTCCTTCAAGCCGCGCTTCGTCGCGCCGATCCTCGCCGGCACCAAGACCGGCACGATCCGCGCCGAGGGCCTGCGCCGGCACGCGATACCAGGCGAGCAGCTGCAGCTTTACACCGGCATGCGCACGAAGCATTGCGCGCTGATCCTCAAGCTGCCGTGCATCGACTCGCCGCCGATCCTGCTCGTGTTTCGCGGGGAAACGCGCATTGAAGCATCCGGCGCAAGGCTGACCCGGGCCACCGCGCTCGACAGCTTCGCGCGCGCCGATGGCTTCAATGATTTTGCTGAGATGCGTGAGTTCTGGCGTGAGGAGCATGGCGCTGCGCGCTTTCGCGGGCGTTGGATGCGCTGGATGGGGCGCAACCCCTGCAACCCGTACCGGATGGGCGAGACAATCACGCCCGAGGCACGCGCCGCATGACCGCCGCCAGAAGCCTCACCACGCAAGAGATCGGCGTGCTGCTCCATCTGTTGCGCACCGGCGCAGGCGGGCATCATCCGATCCTGCTGATGCCGGGCTCACGCAAGCTCGCTGGCGCCTTGGCGAAACTCGGCTTGGTTTACATTTGGCATCGCCAATCAATCGACCGTGGGCGCCCTGAAGGCCCGTTCTATTCGCTCACGCCCGATGGCCGCGAGCGCGCCACCGCTCTCTTTCTCGCGCGTCAGTCGCGCAAGCACATCGAAGCCGATCTTCAACTGTCTGCGTCGCGTAGTAGTTCGACCCCCCCCCCGCAACTTAGAGGAGCATCCCTATGCGGACCATTGAGTTCGATCCGACCCAAGGCCAAGCGTTTCAAGGCGACATCGCCATCGTGCCGATCCCTGCCGGCATCAAGATCAGCACCGCCGATGAGATCAAACCCGTCGACGGCCGTCTGATCATCCAGGAAGGCGAGGTCACCGGTCACCACCACAAGATCGTGCTGCCGCGCAGCGTGCGCGGTCACAGCTTCGCGCCCGATCGCCAAATCGGCGATCCGACGCTCACCACGCACAGCCCCAAGCTCACCAAGATGTTCGGGGGCGGCAAGAAGGAATTTCCTGCGGCGGTCGCGCGCATGTATCGCGATCCGGCCGCCGTCTCCGAGCTCCAACGGCTCGGCATCCTCACCCGCACCGATCTTGCGATCGGCATGCTGGTAGTTGAAGGCGCACCGGTCACCGTGAGCCACGAAGAGCACGACAGCATCAAGCTCCCGCCTGGCACCTACTACTGCGGCCGCCAGGTCGAGAGCGCCGGTTCCGAAGAGCGTGTGGTCGCGGACTGAAGCACAGCAAGAACAGGGAGGCGGTGACATGGTGAAGCGGATTACCGAACTCACGGCGGAGCAGCGGGCGCAAATGCCCGCGCACCGCGACAAGTGGATCGCGAACGGGCTCTCGACCAAAACGATGGATGAGACTGATCGGCGCGAGGTCGAGAGGGCAATCCGCGCGATGTACAAGAAGGCCCGGCTGACGCAACCGAGCGCCATTGTCTTCGTGCCTTCGCCATTCGTCTTGCGTGTGGCTGCGCCGATCGCAGCCGGCGTCATCTATGCCTTCCGGCAGGGGTGGCCTGGGCAGGATCCGCGCGCCAAGGCGCGCGCTGCAGGCAGCGACGCGGTTCGCGGCGCGGTTGACGACGCGGTTCGCGGCGCGGTTGACGGCGCGGTTGGCGACGCGGTTCGCGGCGCGGTTCGCGGCGCGGTTGACGACGCGGTTCGCGGCGCGGTTCGCGGCGCGGTTGACGACGCGGTTCGCGGCGCGGTTCGCGGCGCGGTTGACGGCGCGGTTGGCGACGCGGTTCGCGGCGCGGTTGACGGCGCGGTTGGCGACGCGGTTCGCGGCGCGGTTCGCGGCGCGGTTGACGACGCGGTTCGCGGCGCGGTTGACGACGCGGTTCGCGGCGCGGTTGACGGCGCGGTTGACGGCGCGGTTGACGACGCGGTTCGCGGCGCGGTTGACGACGCGGTTGACGACGCGGTTCGCGGCGCGGTTGACGACGCGGTTGACGACGCGGTTCGCGGCGCGGTTGACGGCGCGGTTGGCGACGCGGTTCGCGGCGCGGTTCGCGGCGCGGTTGACGACGCGGTTCGCGGCGCGGTTCG